CAACCCCATAAAGATTTTGTAATGATGCATAGTGTACAACTAATCTTGGTTCTTGTTGGTTATAATCAAAACAGCCCCAAGTATGGCCTTCTTCTGGAATAAATAATGATCTGATCCGTGGTCCGAGATCCTTGTTCCTTGCAGGAATCTGCTGTAAGTTTGGATTATTCATACTGAATCTTCCAGTTACAGTTCCACCACCTTCAGCTCTTAACTGATTAACTTCTGCATGTATTCTTCCTTTGTGTGAATATTTTAATATTGTATCTATAAAAGTAGTATGAGCTTTATTAATCTCTCTAGCTTTAGCAATCTTCTGAACAACAGGGTGTGAATGATTAGCTAAGAAGTTCTTTGTAAAACTTGGAGCTTGAGTCTTTAATGTTCTCTCATAAGGTAATTTTAATTTATCAAAAGCTTTAGCAATAGATCTTGCAGCCCAAATCTGTACATCTATACCCGTACTTGTTAACACTTCTTGAAGTAGTTTTTTCTCTTGTTCTACTAATGTTTTCTTTTCTTTCGCTGCTTGTTCTTGATTTACACGTACACCGAGAAATCGCATATCAACCAAAACAGGAAATAAATTTATTTCCATATCGAATATAGACTGAATATCCTGATGTAAAATTTGCTTTTTCATTTCCTGCCACAACTCCAATGTGAGTTGGGCGTCACGCTCCGCGTAAGCGCCAACGTACATGGCAGGGAGTTTATACATCTCTGCTTTAGGGTCCACTCCCCATGACTTGGCAGCTTCATATAAAGCGCTTTCGTCTTTTCCTTTACCTACATAATCTCTAGATAAACTATTTAAATCATAACGTAATCTATTTTCATCAACTAAACTTGATGCAATCATTGTATCAACAATCTTTCCTTGAACTGTAATACCAATGGCTCTTAACCAACAGATGTCGTACATTGCATTGTGAAATATTTTTATTGAATCAGTATTCATTTGGTCCTGTAACCATTTAAGAACCATCTTACGATCCATGTTACCACCACCTTCGTGAGCAATTGGATAATATGCACACCAATCATGGGTAGCTAAAGATATTCCGACGACATCTCCTACGCCTACAACAGAACCAGAACCCATTCTTTCGTTTAGGTTAGGGTCTTTTGTTTCTAAGTCTATTGCAATTTCATCGTATTTAGATAGGTCTGGAAAATCTGTAGGTGGGATCCATTCGGTTTGTGGTTTGAATAAAGGTACTTGCATTATTGATGTTCCTCCGGTTTAGGCATATACACATACACCATTGATTGACAGTTAGGGCAGCTTAGATTTGTAACCATTGAGTATTCCTCACCATAAGGTTCTTCTTCTGTAATGTCATGATCACCACCCCATATAAGTTCTTGTTGACAGTGCCAGCAGTTCATTCTTTATCTTCTTTCTTAAAACTAAACCCATGTGGAAGAGGAAGTGAAGTATCATCACTGTAATCTCTTTCAATTGCCATCTCACAATAATGGATAGCTTTTAATAAATCTTCTTTTTGATTTTTTTGTTTGTGCCTACACAAGTACTTAATAGCATTCCCCTCCGCGAACGGAATGTTATTTTTATTTATAAACTCGCTGGGCTGAATGACCATCGAACGATAGTGGTCGCCGCCTATTTGCTTTTTATATGTATCTTTCTTCATATTCTGTAAGACTTATAAATATCCTTTGGACGAACAATATGCAAGTGATTTTTCGTTCTCGTTGCACCTACATAAAATAATCTGTTCTCATCATCTGGATATCTTTCATAATTTGATTGTGTATTTTTACTGAGGTCTGTTAATAAAACTACATTGTCTGCTTCACCACCTTTTACTCCATGAATAGTAGATAAAGTAATTCTTGGATCTTTATTTAATTCTTCCCCATTTTTTCTCATCTTTCTTATGTAATGCACTTGTTTTTCTGGAGCTGCGGTAAAAGATTCAAACCAAACCTGCTCTGTGTTTAATCCATATTTTAATTTAAGCTCCCCCATACTGTAAATATTATCTAATATAATTTCTTTAATTCTTTTCTTACTAAATTGTTCTGGTTTCATGTAAGAAGCAATTCTTTTAACCTGTTCTCCATTAAGATTAATTCCTTTTCTTAATGATTCCCAATCCATTACAGCTTCATACAAATCTTTTTCGTATGCTTTCTTAAATTTGTTTCTATAATATAATCCATTAGAGTATAGAACATTCTCTAAATCATTTAACATGTATCTTGTTCTCGCTAGCACAAGCCATTTACCAGAAGACATATCAATGTTTTGAAATTCATTATGATAAGATAATAAACCTGTTTCTGTTTTAGGTTTCCATTCTTTATGTAGTCTATTAGATATTTTACCAACTATATTCATAGCTACATCATGCACTGCTCTTGGTATTCTGTATGATTGTGTAAGATTAAGTAGCCTTCCTTTTTGTGTTATAAAACTATCAACATCTGCGCCAGCCCATCTAAATATGGCTTGATCATCATCACCTGCGATATAACTATCTTGTGTTTTATCCCATATAGATTTAGCCATGTCCCATTGCATACGCGATAGATCTTGTGCCTCGTCTATAAATACAACATCAAACTTAGGAGACGCATCAGACTTAACAAAGTCTGTAATCATGTCATTAAAATCAATTAAGTTGTATTGTTTTTTGTATGAGTCTAGTTCACCTGCTAGTATTTTTAATTCCCTTACAGATAGATCCTGACTATGTTCTTTTAAATTGTATTGTTGTTCTGGTGTTATATTTCGTAGCTTAGCTAGTTGTATAATTCGTAGATACTCACTATTTGTTGTGAATAAACCTGTCTGTTCTTGATCGTATTCATTGTAATCAATACGCATATTAATCTTTTTACCAAGATCTTCATAATGTCTACGTTGCATTACTTGTTCTTTCTTAATACCTAATCTTCTAAATGCTAATGAATGTAATGTTCTAAAGTATGGAAGATCATCTTCGCTAAAATTAAATTTTTCCATAGCCCTATCTCTCGCTTCATACGCAGCTTTCTGTGTAAATGAAAAGAACCCAATCTTATTTGGGTCCGTATTCTTTAAATGTTTATCTACTTCGTTTAATAATGTTGTGGTCTTACCCGTTCCTGGTGGACCCAATACAATAGTTTTCAAAATACATCCTTAGGTTTAAATTGTTTTGGTCTATAAACATCAGCCATTGGTTTAAATTCTCCTATCACCATGACGCTTTTCTTTTTATTTCCTATGTCTACTCTATCAATAGTACAACCACACTTATCTCTAAGTAATAGTTGTGTCTCATCATACTTCTCTGTCCATCTTCTTTTTAACAAATACTTATTAAAAAATTCTCTAAATATAAAATGATGTTTGCCTTCATGTGTCCACACTAATCCATTGACCATATCTTCTTTAGTAGCACCTGATGCTGTTCGGTCTGTGCAGTATTCTTCTAAATGATCTAGTAGTTGTTCCACTTTAGAAGATCCTTTAGGTGGTTCTATTATTTCTATCCCTGCAAATAATAATTTAACCATATCTGTAAATTCTTTTTTCTTTAATGTTGGAGGAACTTTATTAACTTGTTCCATCACTGCTCTTTGAAATAATCTTTGTTCTTGTAAATAAGATGTGTCTTTTAATCTAACTCTTTCTCCATCTACGTTTACATAGTAGTAAGGTTCATCTAAATTAATTTTTTGAAGATCATTTAAATCTGGAAATAAAGACTGTCCTTTAATTCCAAATGGTCTGGTTAAACATAACTTCTTATCACAATGATTGCACATAGGATCTTCATTGCATTTGAATCCTAACTCTTTTTTCTCATGATATTTAATTTTGTCTTGGATAACTCTGTCTTCTAATGGTGGGTCAAAATATTTGTAGTTAAATGCATTAATATGTTTTTGCCAATCCTCTGGCCATTTTCTTTTTGCATATTGAATGAATTGATAGATCACTCTATCTCTACCATCATTTAATTTATTCTGTGTAAGAGATTCAATACAAGGTGGACCATCTTTAAATTCTGAGTCAGGTCTTTTTAATTCTAATTTTTCTAATTCTTCTGGAGTGAGTCGTTTAACTGATAAAAAAAATTGCGATATTGTAATGGCTTCTCCCTTAAAATTAAAGGCATATCTTGTACTATTTTTGGAATTAAAGTATGGCAAATTAAGGAAATTTCCTGTATCATCTTCCGATTTTAATTCAACCTGTTTTGGAAAAACTTCTGCATTACCAAATCCCAAAAAGGCGCTTATCGAACATAACTTATCTCTCATCAACGACGCATCAACTGGAACCGTACTAAATAAAAATATATGTGCTCCTCCACTTTTAGAACGACACATTGTAAGTGGGAGTTGGTAGTTGTTTATAAGATTAATAATTTTTTTGTGATCTAAATTATATTTGTCAACATCAATACATCCCCATCTACATTTGTTTTCTTCATTAATGGGTATAATACCTAGACTAGGTTCAATTCCATTTAAATGATCTTGCCAATGTTTTTCTGTTACAGGTTCACGCTTAACAAATGATTTTCCTTTTATCTTAGTGCCGTCTGCGTTTTTCTTTTCAACGTAGGTACATCCATGCGCTCTCTGTAATCCTGTAAATAAATCTATAAAATTCTTCATAACTAATATCCTTAGAAAGGGCGGTTTCCACGCTAGCTTCCACCGCCCAAACTAATTACCTCGTGGGTAATTCTTTAATAAGGTGCGTCGGATTTGGATTCACCAGTTCCATGCTTAGCTTGAACAGCGCCTTTAGAGACATTGTTCGAGAAAGCCTTAGCAATCTGGTAAACTGATTTATTAGTCACGGGACCAACTTTTGATACATCCCAACCAAACCATGTTCCTTTATCGTTAGACATCTGAACAGTTTTTAGTTTATAAATGTGGCTATAAGTTGGCGGAGTAAACAAACCGTTTTTACCCTGCATCTTAATCCCCATCATCATTGAGTTCCATTTACGACTAATTTTTAATTGAGTCGCTTTCATAGAAATCAAAGCTGAAGATGGATTATTACCGAGTACAACTACAAAG